GCCGACAGGCCAGCCTGCTGGGTCTGCTGCTCAAGTGTACCAGCACCGATCTGCGCCTGACCGGCACCAAGAAGGTTCTGCTGGGCCTGAGTGCCCAAGCCAGCCAAGGTGGTGCCAGTGCCGGTTCCTTGCGCGTAAGCCTGCTGGCCGATCCCAGCGAGGCCCTGAGCCGTACCGGCACCCTGTCCGTACTGCTGCTGTCCGAGGGCTGCCAGTTGCTGGGCATTTGCCGCGCCCTGCCCAAACAACTGCTGGCCCAAACCCGCCTGAGCCTGACCCGCGCCAAGCTGCTGCCCATACTGCTGCTGGCCCAGACCCTGAAACGCCTGACCGGCACCCAGACCCTGCCCATAAAGCTGCTGCCCCAAGGCCGCCTGCTGCTGAGCTGCGCCCATGCCCTGCGCGTAGCCCTGCTGGCCGATGTTTGCCAACTGCTGACCGCCAGCCATCTGACGGGCCAAATTGGCCTGCTGGGCTCCCAAACCAAGCTGCTGCTGCTGCTGAGCGGTCGAAAGCGCCTGCCCGTAGCCTTGGTTCAAAAGGCCAGAAAGCAAGTTGCCAGTGGCAAGGTTCTGCTGGCCCTGAAGCGCCGCCGCCGCGATACCCGCGCGGTCACCACCAAAGGCCCCCTGAGAAATGGCATTGCCGGTTTGACCGGCCATCGCCTGCTGGTTTTGCTGGTTCTGGAGAGCCGCAGTCTGGCCCACCACATTCTGCAGATATGGCGACATATACTGGTTAATGGCACCGGCGTTGAGCTGGCTCGGATCAACAGCCTGAGAGCCAGCCGCAGTCATGCCCGCTGCCATCTGGTTAAAGGGCTGAGCACCCGCCAGAGCCTGACCAATGCCACGCTGAGCTTGGCTTTGCAGGGGCTGGGCTGCACCCATAGCTCCAGCGTAAAGCCCGCCAGCAACCTGATTGTAGCCCTGAGCACCGGGAAACGAGCCGCCAATGTTCTGCGCGGCCTGCGCCTGCATCGGCGCGGCAGCCACATTGCCGCCCATAAGGGCACCCAAAGACTGCCCCGCATACTGCCCGCCGACGTTCTGGGCGTTCAAATACTGCTGCGTTGCGGACTGGTTGTACCCCGCGCCAGTATCGGCAGCGCCCATAATAGACTGGGTTCCGGCCTGAAAATACGGCTGGGCCGCATTTCCGGCCTGATTTACAGTGTTAATGCCAGCATACTGCTGCTGGTTTAGCGGCGCGACAAAGGCATCCGGGTTACCCTGCGGTGCGTTATATGTCTGGAACGGCTGAGCGGCAGCCGTCTGCATCATATTGTTCGCAAGCTGGTAGTTTTGCAGTACCTGCGGGGGTATCTGCACCGATTGGGTAGTAGTGCCTGTCTTGCCGCCCATGTTTAATGACCTTTGTAGCTACCGGTGGTAGCGCCATAAAGAAAAAACGCGCCAGACTGTTCGCCAAACTGACGCTCATAAAGTTTGATCTTGCCCTTGGTCCGCTGATTGCTCAGGACACCGATCACCAATGGAAGGCCAATAGTGTCTGAAACCTTCTTGGCGAAATCGCACAGCATCCGGGCCCGGCCCAACTTTGCTCCACGGAACTTAGGGCGCACGAAGATTGCCTTTTCCTCGATCACATAATCGTCCGAGTACCACATCTGGCCGATACGGAGCAGGATTACCGCCTCAGCGGGCTCACCCTTCTTGCCGCAAATGCCAACTAGACCCTGCTGCAGAGTGCATCCGGCGTAGATATTTTCCAGCAACTTGCGAGTGCTCGGATTGTTAAATCCGTTCTCTTCGCAGGCAGACATGGCAAGGGACATGATGTCATCGACATCATCCGGCGTTCCAACTCTGATCTCTGTTTGTTCCATAATTAGTTCTTCTTTGGTCCGGGTAGCTTCTTCAGAGTTTTGATGGTCTTCGCCCGCATCTTCTCGACAAACTGGTCGAGAATTTTGTGTCCGTCATCCAGTAAGCCGTGACCGATTTTTACCACATCTTCAGGCGGGATCACATATTCCCCGCCCGCCGCAACAATAGGAACAGTATCTACCTCTCCGCCAGTCGCCCTGTGCGGAGAATCTGAGCCATATGGAAGGCCAGCGCCGCCATATGGCGCACCGGCACCGGCGGTTTTCTGACCATAGAAAGGCTGCCCGAAGATACTTTTAGCAACCTTAAACCCGGCCATAGTGTTCCCTTCGCCCATAGCCGAGATGATGTCCGCCGGAATGACGTAAGAGCCAGACTTGACGTGCATGTTCAGGTGATCCGTCCGACCAGCCACTGGACTGTGTATGGGGCCGACATGAATCTTGCTCTTGCCCGGTACCGGCAGCTTAGGGAGCTTAGGCAACCCGCCATAAGCATGAGATTGCCGCGCCGTATTCAGGGCCGCAGCAATCGCTTGGTTCTGGGGGTGACCCGCATGAACCATCTCGCTGATATTGGAACTAATTGTATTCTGGGACTTGCCCGGCTTCAGCGGCATGGCGTTCTCACGAGTAGCTAATGGAGACAACCTGACTATTTCCGGGGCTCACAACAAGCCCGAAAGATACAGGCATATTAACAACGTATACCCCGACCGTGTTGGGGATCGTATAAATGGGGTTTGTCGTAGCTGTGGCAGCATTGGCGTCGTAAATCGTGCCAACCGCACTGCCAGCAGTTACGACGCTTACAACGGCAAGCCTTCCAGCGCCGGACTTAACCAGAACCGGTGAGGTCTTGATATTGGGATAATCCGTCGTCCCGTTGACGCTCAGGTATATGTTTGCAGCGCCGTTGATCGCCGTGACGATGTTTTTTGCCGCTGTCAGAATGTCACTTAATGAAGTGCTCATCAGAACTTCCCGTCAGGCTGGAGGCGGTAGCGGATGTTACCAATACGCCAGAAGCTGCCGACGTCATTGCTGCCCAAGGTAATAGAGGTCAGGCGGCCACGGAAGCGCGGCGAAACATATTGCGTGGCCTGAGTTAAGGCGTAAGTAGGCGTAGTTTGCGGCGTCTGCCCAGCATAATCCACATAGTTAAATGTTAGGTTGATAGTAGCGTTCTGGGTGCCATTGTAGAGGCCCCACTTCATATCCGGCCAAACCTGATCAACGAAGGTCTTCACGTCGGCCTCAGACATCGTAAAATAGCCAGTTGTGAAATACGAGTTCATCGCCTGACCATCAGCGTCAAACAGAACTTGACCGTTAGAGTTTTCGTGCTGGTAAATATACAAGCTATTGGGGTCCGCCCCTATCGGGGCCCCAAGGACAGACTGGTCAATCCACGCTGACCGCGCCAAAGTTCCAAAGTCCCATGTCTGCAAATAAGCGTTGTATTTAATGTACTCATTAACTTCGCCGCTATTAACAGTGGGGTAATACCAAGTGATTTCGCCAAACAGAGAATTAACGGCAACCCTGATCTTGTCGAGGTTGGAGACATCCAGATTCTGAAAGATGACGTCCCACAGCGGACACGGCACTGGCGTGACACCACCACCAGTCAGGCTGAAGAACTGGGACTTGCCCATCCAGTAAACCACGCCATTAAACGAGGCCGCCGCCTTACGAGAAATCAAACCGCAGGAAGTACCAATTTCGTTAAATGAATAGACATAGGGCGGCCCGATATACTGCATGGACCATACAGCGAGATCGGTCCAAATGAGGCCCTGTTGAGATGCCTGAATGGCACCAACAATCTTAGAGCCCTTGGGAATGCGGTACGATCCCGCCTGATTGATGACGGTAGCAATCCAGCTGTTGTAGTTGTTGACATCACACCAGCGGATCAAAAGCGGGTCTTGAATGCCTGTAAAAGTAGACCCCCAAGCAATGATTTGCCGCTGCGGCATCGCAACAAAAAAACCGTCATTTACTGGCGGGGCCTGCGGTATAATTGTCGCCGTGGGGCTGCCGCTGGTTGGGTCATACTGATAGATTGGCTGATATTCAGGATTGTTAAGAGTGACTGTGCCAGCCACAGTCATCGAGCCAGTAGCCGTAGATGTAACTGATACCGCATTTGGAGAGATGGTGTTCATGGCAACGCCAGAGATCGGGCTCGCAAGCGTTGTAGATAGGCCCCAGCTCGTGCCACTACCGAAGAGAATTGTAGTGTTGCTTGCAACGCCATTGCCAGTGAGGGCCTGACCTATTGCAATGCCGGAGCCGGTGACGCTGCTAGTGACAGTCAGGGTCGATCCTGTGATGGAGCCAGTAAAGCTGGCCGCCGGAACTACAACCAAGGCGGAACCATTGTAAGTATTTGGCGTAACGCCGGTGACCTGCACCGTGGAGCCAACTGGTATAAAATAAGACGTTCCAGAATATCCCAGCGTAGCAATCGAACCCGATCCAGATGTAGATGTAGTGGTCAGGGTCGTGACGGGGTCCACGGGGCAAGAAATTAGAACCTGACCCCAATTATCCAGAGACCAATTCGTGGCAGAAACTGCATATCCAGTAGATGGTACGACGGCTGTGCCCGTTCCGTATCCGCCGGTGCCGTATCCGCCAATGCCATATCCTGTACCAGTTGGAATGGCCCCGATGCCGTAACTATATATGTATTGTGCGTTTCCGCGATTTAGATAACCTGTCGTGGTCGAGCTTGCTAAGTTAGAGCCGTTAATGACAAAGACAGACGAACTGGTAACGCTCTGAACTACATAATTGCCGTAAAACGTAATGCCACCGATAACTGTGGTGACAAGAACCGGAAATGTAGAACCAACGCTATAGCCATGATTGGCAAGCGTTACAGTCACGGAATTACTTCCGCTCGTGGTGGCAAATTGCGGAAGCGTCGGAGACGACGACGTCGAAGTGGCTGCAAGCAAGTTGCCAAGAACGTCAGTTGCACCAACGGTGTATGATGTACCAGCAATGTATCCGTTAGGATCACAAGGATATATGCCAAACAAAACGATGCCGCCGATGGCAATATGCGTCGTTATATAAACGGAGTCGTAGGCGGTTATATTTTCGACGACCGTATCTGTGATGACAATGTACGGGCTACCGGATGTTGAGCTGGCAACCGGAGGCGTATCATCTATGACATACTGGGGTGTAATATCGACCAGCGTACCATTTGTTATGACCGCAAGTTCCGAACCATATGTACCCGGTTTGTTCTGCATGCCAACTGCAAGGTGCGTGACTGCGTTGGTATCTTCCCAGCCAAACAGCGCCCTAGCGATTGAGGGGGTGGGGTTTGGGTAATACTTGGTCCAGCCGCCCAGCTTCTGGATTAGGCCGCCAAGCTGCGGGTCATAAATAAACCGGATCAGGTTACTAACAGAAATACCCGCCTGATTAAGGGCAGGGGTCTCGTTCTGGTTTACTCCGGGGATCAGCTTTACTGCTGCGTGAGGCATTACGGACCCCGTGCGGGCGTAGCGACAGGCGCAGGAGACATGGCAGACCAAGCATTAGCTTGGAATTTCTTCCGGGATTCCTCAATCATCGCACCCTTGAGGAGGGCTTGATACTGAGCCTCGTAAGAGCCCGGCATCTGCGGATCATTAGAGGTAGGAAGGAAATTGCGCTGGTACTGGCTGATGTAGATCATGCTCGCTTGAACCAGCAAATCGGGCAAGTAAGTACTGATAAACGTCGTCCCAGTATTAGCAGTCGTCGAAGCGTAGGAAATCGTCCCAGCCGCAGTCTGAGTGCCGGTAGCCGAGCTCGCAAAAGTAACCGATGTGGTCGAGGACGAAAGTACGGTCCAAGTCCCATTATATGCCGTCGGCGTCACCCCGCTTATTGTGATGAGGGTGCCCGCCACGGGGGCAGCAGACTGAGCCGCAAATGTAACAGTGGCCGTTGCACCATTGCCAGTAGTGGTCAATGTGGGCGTCGTGAACAACGGCGTAGAGGCCGAATTGGCGTACAAAGTCGGAGTTCTGATCGTGCCAAATACCGTCACGGGGTAAGTGGCGTTGGCATATGGCCCGAACAAAATGTTATTATAAACATCGCCTCCGGTCACAAGGTCGCCACCAATCATGGCGAAATACTGGGGAACCCCAGTAGAGCCAGAGTTTCCCCAGACATTCTGGATGTATTCCTTGCTCGTGGGAATGAGGGGGGTAAGGGTCCCAGA